ATGACCGAACGCAGGGATTCCGTATGCCACGAAATGGGCATAGTTGCGAAATGTATTCTTGCCAAAGAAAGCTCTCTGCCCTGTGCTGGAAACTATGCAGCCTTTATTCGTTACTGCCTTGAGCGGCTAAATAAAGGCGACTCAGTTCAAGCAATTTGGCGCGATTATCAGGCGTCAGCGAAGTAAATACTTTTGCAATCTCTCCAAGCCCATCATCCGTGTCGATGATGGGCTTTTCTTCTTCCCAACCCATAAGGTAGGCCGGGGAAGCATCGAGCGCCAGCGCGATCTCACCCACAACCGACACCGGAATATCAACATCGCCACTTTCGTATCTGTAAACGGTTGCGCGGTTTTTGCCAATACGCTTTGCAAGCTCATCGGCAGAAAAGCCTGCTGCGATCCGCTTTTCTTTGATTCTATCACCAAGAGTGGACATGACGTGTACCTCCGTTTGATTTGCCTATATTATAATACTGGATTCGCATATTTGCAACATCGAAACGCAGATATTAGAAATTTTTTCGCATACAGCGCGAAAATAGTGTTGACATACGCAAAAACAGGTGGTATATTCGAGTTGTCGCACGAGATGCGAATTTTATGAAAGGAGGGATTGCCGTGATCAATATGAACAAGCTCAAAGGCAAGATGGTAGAAAAAGACGTGACAACTGAAATGTTGGCAGAGAAGCTCGGAATGAGCCGATCTACGCTTTATCGGAAGCTCAGCAACAACGGAGACACGCTTTTTGTGAAAGAAGCGAATATTATCGTCGACGCGCTTGGACTTACTTCCGAAGAAGCAATGTCTATTTTTTTCAGCCAGTTTGTCGCATGATATGCGACTTAAAAGAAAGGAGGACTGAAAATTGCCTGTGGCCGAGCGCATACAAATCGACACGGCATCAATTCCTGATTCCGTCCGCGACAATCTGGCAGCAGCGACGCTGGAATGCTTCAAAGCATTCTTGCAAATCCCCGGCAACGCCGAATGGCTCGACCAGAGAATTGCAGCACGAAAGGCGGCTGCAACGCAGGAAGGAAGGAGATGAGCCAGACAAGCAAAATAAAACGGGGCCGCTCCGCTGGCACGGAAACAGCCCCAGGCACAAAGACCCACTTCGATCATAGCAGCGAAAAATCACATCGTCAAGGAGGAATGCTCATGCCGAACAGCCTGAAAGAGCTGCGGCTGAAAACAAAAACGCCCGCAAAAGACATGGTTGCCGTTGTGCAGACCATTTACCCCAAGTACGACATGACGAGCCAGAGCAAGTGCGAGAACAGCGACGCCTACGGGATTTGCCTGACGCAGAAAGCCATGAAGGCCCTCTACGCCAAGTTCGACCCGGACGGCAGCATTCGCAAGCACCTCCGCACAGCCGATCAGCACCGGCTCAAGGATAAGCTCCACGCAAGAATCACCGCCGATGAGGCCTCCCAGCTCCGAGCGCACCTTGCCGCTGATGGCTACGACACCGTGCAGGACTGGCTCACAGACGTTGTACGCGATTACATCAAGAAAGGAGAATCCGAATGAAAGGCGTTGTCGTGACAACGAATCATGAGGTTCGCGTTGAGGATTTCAGCGATCCCCTCTACAAAACCGTTGGCTCTGCCGTTGGTGGCTACATCGAGCACGTTCACCCGATGCGTCTTGCCCGGCCGCTTTGCATGATCGTCAACGAAGAAGGACGGCTGCTGGATCTTCCATTAAATCATATTGGCTCTTTCTTCTATGGCACAGACCAGCACGGCGAGCCGATCGTCGGCAACATCGTGGTCATGAAAGACGGCTACCGCAACGGCGAACCGGACATTGTCGGCCTCGACGATTCGGAGGTCGAGCAAGTCAAATACACCATTTCCACACTGATAAGCATGATGAATTTACAGCCGAAAGGAGACAACACATGATCGTAAACGTTCATTACATCGACGAGAAGACCGGCACCATCCGCAGCAGCGGCACTTACAGCTACCGCTGCAGTGTCCCGAACGCCCACGTCGGAATGGAGGTTATCGCCCCCACCGCCAAGCGTGAGGCCCGCGCCGTGATCTGCGAGATCGACGTCCCGGAAAGCCGCATCGATGAGCGGATTTTGCCGCTCCTGAAAGAGATCACGCAGGAGGCGCCCTCTGATGGAGAATAACCTGATCGTCGTAAAACAGCTTCCGATCATCGAAGACCAGCTTCGGCAGGTCAAGGCTTCTGTTGATGAGCGCGTTGCACAGGTGCTGGCGCTGGCCTGCACCGAAGCTACCTACAAGGACGTCAAGAAAGCCCGCGCCGAGCTGAACAAAGAGTTTCAGGATCTGGAAGCTCGCCGCCGTGAAGTCAAAAAGGCCATCCTTGCCCCGTATGAGGCCTTTGAAAAGCTCTACAAGGAATGTGCGGCCGACGCTTTTACCAAGGCAGATGCTGAGCTGAAAGTCAAGATCACTTCCGTTGAGAACGGCATCAAAGGCGCGAAGCGTGACGAAATCGTCGCGTTCTACAACGAATACCGCGCGAGCTTGAATATCCCCGAAGACATCGCGCCGTTTGAGCGCTGCGGCATCAATATCACGATGTCCGATTCTCTTAGAAAGCTGCAAGGACAGGCTTCCTTGTTCTTGCAGAATGTTTCAAACGATCTGCGGATGATTGAAACACTGGAGCACAAGGATGAGATCTTGGTCGAGTACCGCAAATCGCTTTCCGCACCGGAAGCAGCCCTGATCGTTGACCGGCGTCACAAAGAGATGGAAGAAGCCGCTCGCCGCCGCGCAGCCATGAAATCCGCGCAGGAGGTTCAGGAGGCCGCGCAGGCCAAAATCGAAGAAGTCCTGAACGAAGCGCCGCCCGCGCCCGTTTCCGCTCCTATCGAGCAGCCCGTCCCCGCCGAGGCCCCTGCCGAGAAGATTTATCAGGCGTCGTTCCGCGTCCGCAGCAGCATCGGCAAGCTGAAAGCTCTCAAAGAATTTCTCGTAAATGGAGGTTACGAATATGAGCAGTTCTAACATCGCGCCTGCAAAGAAAATGACCTTTTCCGTTGCCATCACCACGGAAAACTACAGGAACATGATAAACAACACGTTGAAAGAACCGGGACGTGCAAACCGCTTTATTGCCGCGATCACGTCCGCTGTCGCCACTACCCCGGCGCTTCAGACCTGCGACCCCAGTTCCATCCTTGCCGGTGGCCTGCTGGGCGAAGCTCTGAATCTCTCGCCCTCGCCGCAGCTTGGCCAGTATTACCTCGTTCCGTTCAAGCAGAAAGCCAAGTATGACCGCGAGGGACACCTGCTTTCGCCCGAATGCTCCAAAGCGCAGTTTGTTCTCGGCTACAAAGGCTATGTCCAGCTCGCGCTCCGGAGCGGGCAGTATTCCGATCTGGACTGCATGGAGATCCGCCAGGGCGAATACCTCGGCAAAGACCCGCAGACCGGAAAGCCGCAGTTCAAATTTATCGAAGACGATGATCTGCGCGAAAAACTCCCGATCGTCGGCTACATGGCGTACTTCGAGTATCTGAACGGCTTCCGCAAGTGCATCTACTGGTCGCGCGAAAAGATGCTCAATCACGCGGATACATATTCTCAGGCGTTCAGCAAGGATGCCTATGACAAGATCCAGAACGGACAGATTGCCGACAAGGACATGTGGAAGTATTCGAGCTTCTGGTACAAAAGCTTTGATGACATGGCTAAGAAAACGCTGCTTCGCCAGTTGATCTCCAAGTGGGGCATCATGTCCACAGAGATGCAGCAGGCGCTCACGAATGATTCCGGTATCCCGGCCGTCGACCCCAGAACCGGCGAGATCATTTCCGACCATTCCGACGAGCTGGAGCTTACAACCAACGCCCCGCAGCCGGCCGTTGAGGGCAGCGTCCCGGCACAGCTTCAGGAGAACGCCGGTGAACCGGAGCAGATTGACCTCAATTCGCTGTAATGAGTGTTCCGTATGAAGTCCTTGCAACCGGCTCTACCGGCAACGCTGTTGTGATCGACAGGCAGATTCTCGTCGACTGCGGCGTTCCGTACAAGGTCGTGAAGCCAGTTGCAAAAGCTCTCAGACTTGTTCTGCTGACACATTGGCACGGAGATCACTTCCGGAAAAGCACGCTCCACGCCCTCGCAGCGGATCGACCGGCGCTCCGTTTCGGCTGCTGCCGCTGGATGGTGCGGCCGCTGGTGGAAGCTGGCGTCAAGCCCGCGAACATCGATCTGTACGATTTTGACCGCCGATACAGCTACGGCGATTTCACGGTCGAGCCTGTGCCGCTGGTGCATGACGTTCCGAACTGCGGCTATAAGCTGCAGCTCCCCTCCGGAAAGGTCCTCTACGCCACCGACACAAACAACCTGCACGGTATTTCGGCGCCGAATTTCGACCTCTATCTGCTGGAAGCGAACTACGAGGACGAAGAAATTCAGGCCAGAATCGCAGAGAAAAAGGCAAACGGCGAGTTCGTCTATGAGCGGCGGGTGCTGGGGACGCATCTTTCCAAGGCCAAGTGCGACGATTTCATCTATCAGAACATCGGGCCGACCGGCGAGTACGTTTACCTGCACGGCCACGTCGAGGAGGAAAAAGCGTGAACGGTTTCCTGAAAGACATCACCTACGCCCGCAGCGGCGAATATATCCTGTCGATCTACACGCGGGAGAGCTGCAAGGACCTTTGGAAAAACTTCGGCGAGCGGCCGATCACGTTCTCCATCGCGAAGAAAGCCGACCCTCGCGGACTTCGCGCCAACAGCTACGCATGGGCGCTCATTGAGCAGCTCGCGGCCAAGCTGAAAACCGACAAGGAATCCGTCTATGAGGAAATGATTCGGCGCTACGGCGTCGGTGAAAGCTACATCGACGAGGCCGGGAACGAGTGCAAGGTGCTGTTTTCCCTGCGCGACGGTGTGCCGCCGCGGCTCGTGGCCAGACACTATGCCGAGATCGGCATCGGCTACATCGAGGGCAAGAAATTCATTCACTACCGCGCCCTGAAAGGCACAAGCGAGTACACCGCTGCCGAGATGGCTGCGTTCCTCGACGGTATCATCGCCGAGTGTGAGGAACAAGGTGTTCAGACCGGCCCACCCGAAAAAACAGCTCAGTACAAGGAGGCGAAGAAGCCTTGACCGTTTATTGCGATTACTGCGGCCACAAAGCCGCGCTGGTCGATGATTCCGAGATCTATGGCCGCAGCTTCGGCCACACCGCGTATCTCTGCAGAAACTGTGGCGCCTACGTCGGCTGCCATGGCCGAACAGACAAGCCGCTCGGCCGTCTGGCCGACGCCACACTCCGGAAATGGAAAATGGCAGCTCACGCCTCGTTCGACCCTCTCTGGAAAACCGGGCCGTTCCGCGGGCGGCGCAAAGCCGCCTACGGCTGGCTCGCTGGACAAATGGGACTTCCGGTTGAGAAGACGCACATCGGTATGTTTGATGTGCCTCAGTGCCAGGAAGTCATCAAGATCATTGAAAAAGGAGATTTCAAAAATGCTCAACTTTGATAAGAAAGACGCTCATGTTTATCCGTTCGACGAATCGCCCGGCGCCGGTATCATCATGGACGTCGATCTGGAACAGCTCATCCGTGAGTCCGAGCGGCTGCGCGTCTGCAAAGCGATCTTCGCTTCCACCAGCATTGAAAACTGGCACCTGCGCGACGCGCTCGAAGCAGTCCTCACGGAACCGAACGCTTCCCCGGCCGGTGATGATATTCCCGCGCCAGTCGTCCCTCCGCAGGCCATTCCTCCGCAGGAGGCCGATCATGCTTAACCGCATTGTGCTCATGGGTCGTCTGACCCGCGATCCGGAGCTTCGCCGAACGCAGAGCGGCACGGCGGTTGTCTCCTTCTCCGTTGCCTGCGACCGCGATTACGCGGCGCAGGGCGCGGAGCGGGAAACAGATTTCATCGACATCGTCGCGTGGCGCGGGACGGCTGAGTTTGTGGAGAAGTATTTCGGCAAAGGCCGCATGATCGTCGTGGCCGGGCGGCTTCAGATCCGCAGCTGGCAGGACAAGGACGGCAACAAGCGCCGCTCGGCCGAGATCCTTGCTGACAGCGTTTACTTTGGCGATTCTAAGCGCGACGGTGACGGCGGCAAGCCCAAGGGCGAGCCGACCTACGACCCGACCGGCGGCTTCTCACAACTCGCGGACGATGACAGCGACTTGCCGTTCTAAGGAGGTCTCTCATGGCAACAGGTAAAAGATTCTACTGGATGAAGCTCAAGGAGAGCTTTATGACCTCCGACACCATTGACTACTTTATGTCACAGCCAGACGGTGCAAACTACGTTGTTCTCTATCAGATGCTTTGTCTCAAGACCATCAACACTGATGGCCGCTTATCTCGACAAATCGGTGAGGTCGTTATCAAATACGACATTCCGAAAATCCAGCGTGATCTCAAGTGGTTCTCCGCTGATACGATCCGCGTGGCGCTCAATCTCTACAAATCCTTTGGCCTTGTCTACGAAGACATCGACGGTGTTCTTGTTCTCGCAGATCACAACAATCTTGTTGGGTGCGAGACGGACTGGGGTGAAAAGAAGCGCAGGCAACGTAATTCCCCGGCGCTCCAAAGTGGGGACAATGTCCCCACTGATGTCCCCACAACTGTCCCTATAGAGATAGAGAATAGAGATAGAGATAAAGAGATTAGAGATAAGAGCTTAGATACAGATATAGAGGATACGGAAGATTCTTGCGCAGAGCCGGGAACCGTCTCCGCGCCGCCAATCATCAGCATCATTCTGAATGACAAGTCGTTCTTTGATGTATCTCCGGAGGATTACAACCGCTGGTGCGAGTTGTACCCGGCCGTCAATGTCATGCAAGAGCTTCGGAAAATGTCGAGCTGGAGTACCGACAATCCCAAAAGACGCAAAACAAAATCCGGAATCCGTCGGTTTATTAACGCTTGGCTTTCCAAGGAGCAGGACAAAGGTGGCCAGTATCGCTATCAAGGCAGCGGCTCCAGCGGCAACGTCTTTACCGACATCGCGGAGGGCATGAGAAATGGACAGGCTTGAAACGGCTGATATTCTGGCGGTTCTGAAAGCGGCCTACCCGCAGTTCTATAACGGCCTCAGCCCCAAGGGGGCAAACAAGATCGTCGATCTCTGGGCTGAAATGTTCAAGGATGAGCCTGTTATGGTCGTTGCCGTTGCAGTAAAAGCCATGATTGCCTCGCGGACAAACACATTTCCACCGAATATCGGCGAAGTCAAAGAGCAGATCACGAAGATGCGTATGCCGAAGGAAATGACCGCCGCCGAGGCGTGGACGCTGGTCTACCGGGCGATTGCAAACAGCGGCTACAACGCAAAAGAGGAATACGACCGTCTGCCGCCTACGATTCAGCGGCTCGTCGGCTCGCCGCAGCAGCTTCGGGAATGGGGCATGATGAACGCCGAAACAGTGCAAAGCGTGGTCGCTTCCAACTTTCAGCGCTCCTACACGGTGCGCATCAAGAGCGATCGGGAGTACATGGCGCTCCCGTCAGACATAAAACAGATGATTTCCAGCGTCGCGCAGCAATTTGCGCTCGGCGACGGAAATGAGAATGGAGGATGAGGATATGAAAAGATGGGCAAGGCGCAACCTGCCTACGGTTGTTCTTCTGGCGGCGCTGATCCTGCTCGCCGCGTTGGTGCTTGCGATTGCGATGCCACGCGAAACCGAAAATACGCCTGTTGTTTCCGCGGCAATTTCGCCGACGTTTGACGAAGCGGCCTATCAGAGCCGCTTGGAGGTCGAAGCCTACGCGGAGGTCGAACACGAAATCGCCGATATTCCCGGTACATACAATCTGCCAGAGCCTCCCCAAGAGGCAGACAGCGAGCCTTGCGGAAAGGGCGGCTTCGAGTGCCAGGACAAAGAGGATTGGGAGCGCCTTGCCATTGTGATTTATCAGGAAGCCGGTGGAGATTCCTGCTGCGATATGTGCCGCTACCGTGTGGCTGACGTTGTCCTGAACCGCGTGAATGACCCGCGCTATCCAGATACCATTGAGGGCGTTCTGATGGACAACAAGTACGGCTTACAATGGGGACTGCTCTCCGTGACCGGAATTGTCTGGCCGGACAAAGCAAGCGAACCAGGCGAAGCTGCTGCCGTGCAACGGGCGTGGGATATTGCAGCCGACGTCCTTGAGGGACATCACAGCGACCTCACGAGCGATTACATCTGGTGTTCTGAATACAAACAGGGCTCCGACGTGATCTACTGCGATGGCATCTACTTCGGAGAGGGATAGGAGGTCGCTATGGCAAAAGACCCCAAAAGACAGCTTCTGGGCAAGATCGCCCGCCAGAAAGGACAGTATTTCGAGCAGCGGCTTGATGGCTCTTTCGAGTATTACCGCGAACGCGGCTATGCTCTGATCGAAAAAACGCCAGAGCCGATGAAAGTCATCAAGCCGGAGGGCAACGGGCGCTTCCTCGCCTGCTACACAAAGAAAGCGCAGGTGGACTACAAGGGTACGCTCAAGGGCGGAAGGACGATTCTGATTGAAGCCAAATTCACGTCTACTGACCGTTTGACGCAGGATCGCGTGCTCGACATTCAGGCGTCCTACATGGATCGCCACCAGAGCCTCGGCGCACGCTGCTTCGTCGTTGCCGGCTTTTCAACCGGCGAAGTCTACAAAATCCCATGGAATGACTGGAAAGCCATGAAAGACCTCTTTGGACGGAAATACGTCAAGGAAGAAGATTTACAACCCTATCGGGTGAAAACAGCGTGGAACGGAACGCTGTTCTTGCTCGACTGACAACGAAAGGAGTATTTACAATGAGTGAAATCACGTTATATGAAGCGCAAGCCAAGAAAATGCAGGGTATTTGTGACGAACACAATCTGACCTATCGCTTCCTCAAAGACCGCTACCCCATCATCTTCATCATCCGCCCGATTCAGGGCATGGACGCACAGATTTCCATGCTAGAAGCGGTTGAGGAAGCAGGCTATATCAGCCCCGAAGCCGAAATGATGTGGATCTTCAAAGACGGTGCGCTTGAAACGCGCGTCACCGGCGGCACGTTTACGATCTCAAAAACGCTCCGCACCAAGATCGAATCGATCTTGATGAAGATGATTACATACTGGCAGCAGTATTTCTTCAAGGACGTCTTGGAAAAGCACTCGCTTGCCGCTGGCATGATGCCAGTCATCAGCGAGGAAGAAGCCGCAGACGATGAATACGAGGAAGACGCGGAAGGCATCAATGAGGAAGCAGAAGCTGAAATGGATGACGTAAACGAGTTGGAGGACGTGGATGATGAACTCGGCGACACCGCCGACAGCTCCGATGCCACGGACGATGATCTCTACGATCAGGCTGTCAGCATCGTGCGCATGGAAAACAAGGCGACGGTTTCTCTCCTGCAGCGCCGCCTGAACGTCGGCTATGCCCGCGCCGCCCGCATCATGGAGCTGCTGGAGGAAAACGGCATTGTCGGACCGTTCGCTGGCTCGAATCCGCGCGAAGTCCTTCCTGCCGACGAGCCGGACGATGTGGAGGGCTCAGACGATGAATAATCAGAACCCGCCTCTGCTCAAACGGGATGATTACAAAACCATCAAGCACATGAACCGTGAAGACCTGACGAAATACCTCTATCGCATCTACCGGCGCGGCTTCGATGCTGGTGTCGAGTCCACCAAAGGCAAGGTCACCAAGCGTTCCATCGTACCGCCTGAACCGGCGCAGACGGAGGAATAAGCCATGGGAAGAAGTGTGCCGCACAATCTGAAAAGCACCCATCAGACGGAGTTTGTAAAGATCTTCAACTCCCTCTGCGGCCGATATGGACGCTGGGAAATCTGGCAAGATTTCATAACACTCGCCGCAATCGCGATCTCAAATACCGTTGATCGGAGTCAAGCCGCTGAACGCGAAAAGACGTACATGACGATTGCCGGAAAGTACAAGCCCGAAGAAATGCTCAAATTCTCGCAGATGCTCCAAGAGGTCGTGATTGGTATGGATTTTAACCCGGACCAGGACTTTCTCGGTGAGCTTTACATGGCGCTTGATCTGGGCAATGACCACGCTGGACAGTTTTTCACGCCCTATAATGTCTGCCGTATGATGGCCGAGATCACCGGCACAGACCTCCAAGCGCGTGTAGAGCGGGACGGCTGGATCTCCGTCAACGATTGTGCCTGCGGTGCAGGAGCGTTGCTGGTGGCGTTTGCAAACGCCTGTACGCGGCAGAAAATCAACTATCAGACCTCTGTGCTTTTTGTAGCACAGGACATTGACTACATCGTTGGTCTGATGTGCTACCTGCAGCTATCGCTCATGGGCTGCGCCGGGTACGTCGTGATTGGCGACACGCTTCTTCATCCCTCAACAGCACTTGACCGCCGGGGGCTTATCCCCCGGCCAGACCAGAACATATGGTACACCCCGTTTTATTTCCGCGACATCTGGCACTACCGCCGCATTTGGGCGCAGATGGATTTACTGCTTCAGACAGACGAAAAACCCGCCGAGCAAGTTACCGGCAAGTTAAAATCGTCTGCCGCGCTGCCGCCCTTGCCCTTGCAGGAAACGAAAACCGGGCAGCTCACACTATTCTGACAGAAAGGAGGAATCGCCTGACACATGGGAAAATGGACGGACGATCAACTTCAATATCTCCGCGAGCATAGTCGCTCACAGCCGGCAGCGGCTATTGCCGCAGCGCTTGGCCGGACGGAAGGGTCTGTACGACAAAAGAGGCGTTCGCTCGGACTGCAAAGCTATCACGCAGGATGGACAAAAGCAGAAGAACAATTCCTCCAAGATCAATGGGGTGTCATGTCAATCCCCGCGATTGCGAAGCGTCTTAACCGCTCCGTTGAGGCTGTCATCGTACGGAAAAACAGACTGGGACTTGGCCCGGTTCTGTTCGGCGGCGACTACATATCCATGAATCAGCTTATAATCGCCGTTTGCGGCAGCAATGCCGGTGGGAACTATAAGCTGAAAAGCTGGGTTGAGAACCGTGGCCTCCCGATTCACACAAAGCGCGTCAATCAGAACAGTTTTCGTGTCATTCGGCTCAATGAGTTTTGGAAATGGGCAGAACAGCACCGCTCGTTCATTGATTTTTCCAAAATGGAGCCGTTGGCGCTGGGCGAGGAGCCTGCATGGGTAGCCGAGCAGCGCAAGAAGGACTTTCAGGCATTTGCCATCCAGCGGAAAGACCCATGGACACCCGATGAAGACGCGCGGCTGAAAATGCTGCTTCAGCAGCATCGGTACGGATACGCTGAGCTTTCCGATATGCTGCGTCGCTCGGCCGGCGCGATCCAGCGCCGATGCAACGACCTCGGCCTGAAAGAGCGGCCGGTCAAAGCCGACAATCATGGTTCGTCCGCAGCTTGGACACAGACCGACTTCGATGTGCTGGCAGACGGAATCCGAAAAGGCAACAGCTACACCGCCATTGGCAAGGCACTCGGCAAATCCGAAAAAGCCGTGCGCGGGAAAGTTTATTTCGTCTATCTGACCGAGAATCAGGACAAAGTACGCGCCATGCTCAAAGATCAGCCTTGGGGTTATGGCGCGCCAGACCCGACCGTAAAGCAGGCGGTACACCTGTCCAGAACGCGAACAGAAACCGTGCAAACACTTGAAATGCTCTGCTCAGTGCTCCGCAAGCGCATCAACGACATTGACGATAATCCATACTGGCAGCGGCTCATGTGCGCAAACTGGGATGAAATCAAAGGGTGTGACCGCTGTGAAAACTGCGACGAATGCACCGAGTTCCGCAGAATCCCGCCGCAGCACTGCGCTCGCTGCGGTCGTTCTTTCATCGAGCGCAAAGAAAATACATTCTGCCCAACCTGCCGGCTGGCGCGGAAGAAAAAAGCGCAGCGGCATTGGTGCCGCGTAAACGGAGCGCAAACGCGCCCCTGAACTGAAAGGAGATTCACAAATGCCTCAAATCGTAAATATCGCAATCGACCGTCTTTTCCCACACTCCGACAATCCGCGCAAGGATCTCGGTGATCTGTCGGAGCTTGCCGCAAGCATCAAGGCCAGCGGCGTTCTGCAGAACCTGACGGTCGTTCCGGATGAACCGGACAACCCCGATACGGACTACACCATCATCATCGGTCATCGTCGTTACGCTGCCGCGAAGATCGCTGGTCTGACCGAATTGCCCTGCATTGTGGTCGAAATGTCTGAGCGGGAGCAGCTTCAGACCATGCTCGTTGAAAATATGCAGCGCAGCGATCTGACCGTCTATGAGCAGGCGCAGGGCTTCCAGATGATGCTCAACATGGGCGATTCCGTAGCTGAAATCGCCGAAAAATCCGGCTTCTCTCAGACCACCATTCGCCGCCGTGTAAAACTGCTTGACCTCGACCGGCAGAAATTCCAGAAAGCTGAATCCCGCGGTGCGACGCTCAACGATTATCTGGAGCTTGACAAGCTGGACAGTCCCGAAGACAAGAACAAGGCGCTTGACGCAATCGGCACGGCGAACTTCAACAGCGTTCTGAAAAGCCTGATTTCCGAGCAGGAAATCCAAAAGAAACTTGCTGAATGGACTGAAATTGCAGACAAGTTTGCATATCAGATTGAAAGAAGCGGCGAATTCAACGGTACGACGGTCAATATGGTCTACCACGCCGGCTACAGCCGCTGGGATTTGAAGAAAGAAATGACCATACCAGAAGACGCGAGTGATGTTCGATACTTTTACAGGAAGGATTCTACCGGAATCACACTCTACAGGGAACGCCAGCAATCGCAGCAGCCAGACCCCGAAGCCGAAGCCCGCGAGGAACGGCGCCGCAGAGACGAACAGGCCGAAAATGAATTTGCGGAAGCCGCGGAGGCCCATTTTGAACTGCGCAAGGATTTCATCAAAGAGCTTCCGAACAGCGTATTCAAACAGCACATGAAGGAAATCTCTTTGTTCTGCGTGGCAACAACAGAGTCAATCGATGGTGGCTACTGCAATTCCATCAACCCTCGGTTCTGCGCCCAGCTCCTCGGCATGAGACTTTCGCCAGACGATGAAAACGAAGATTTTTGCGACATGGGCTTTGTCCGCAGCGCGGCGGAAGCCCAGCCGGAAAAGCTGATTTTCTGCTGCTGCTATTCTGCCCTCGATGACGAAGACATGAGCTACTACCGGCGCGTGTGGAACATGAACCACTACGAATATGAGCTTTGCGAAAATTCGGACTTAGATCACATCTATGAAATCCTCGAAACGCTCGGCTATGAAAAGTCGGACGATGAAGAAGAAATGGCCGAAGGTACGCACCGGCTCTTTGACACATACGGTGCGCAGCCGGACAAAACTGCGGAGGATTCCGATGATGAGTGATGTTTTGACCGAAATATGCGTCTTGGGCGGCTGTGCCGCCCATCGCGCCATCACGGATGAACGCAAGCACTGCGGCAATTACCGGGCCGAGATTGAGCGCCGCCGGGTGCTACCGCTGCCGGAGAAAGGAGACCATCATGAGCCAGAAACGTGAAAAACGGAAGCGTCGTGAGCGGCGCCGTGAATATGCACTGGAACTCCGGTGCTGGCAGCACAATGAGCCGCCGAAGATTCTGTTCTGGCGCTGGCGCAAATGGTATCGCTCGAAGCCGACATTGAAGGATGGTGGGCATTGGAGCGTAAAGGGTATGGGGAGGTATTTGGAGTGAAATCTGTGCTTATCAGCATTCGGCCTGAATGGTGCAAGATGATCGCCGAAGGGAAGAAGACCATAGAGGTGCGCAAGACGCGCCCTAAACTGGAATGTCCGTTTCAGTGTTACATCTACTGCACCAGTGGAAAAACGGTTCGGACGCCCCAAAAGCCTTACTGCAAAAATATTGACGGAAGCATTGTTTACAAGCGGAAAATTATGAACGTCAAGGTTGTCGGAGAATTTACGTGCGACCGTATTGACACATATCCATTCGTACAGCGCAAACATCCCGAATTGAATGGTGCCAGAGATTGCGCGGATGGCTGGTATGGCATATACGAGGAGGAGCTTAGAGACACTTGCCTGTCCGAAATTGAGCTGAAGCTATACGGAAGCCACGCCGATCTCTATGGTTGGCACATCTCAGGCCTGAAAATTTACGATGAGCCGCGTGAGCTAAGTGAATTTAGGAGAATACGCGATTGTGAAAAGTGCGATGAACCTCGGGCAAGCGCTTGCAACCAGTGCACATTTGATCGGGAAATAAAGCACCCGCCCCAGAGCTGGTGCTATGTGGAAGGAGGCGTTTGACGGTGCCTATCTTGAATTACACGACAAAGGTTGACGTCTTTACGACGCTCGGCGAGATTCAGGCCCAGCTCGTCAAGCATGGCGCGAGGAAAATCATGCAGGACTATGACGATTCCGGACATATAACGTCGCTGTCCTTCCTGATTGATACCCCGGACGGCCCGCGCGGAATCCGTCTCCCGGCAAACGTCGATGCTGTGTTGGCTGTGCTGGCGAAGCAGAAAGTCAAATGCGGCCGCGATCAGGCAGAACGCGTCGCTTGGAGAATCCTCAAAGATTGGGTAGCAGCACAAATGGCGATTCTGGAATCTGAGATGGTGCAAATGGACGAAGTTTTTCTGCCGTACATGGTAAACGATTCCGGGCAGACGCTTTTCCAGTGCTACAAAAACAAACAACTTGCGATCGGAGGATATTGATGGAAGCAGTTAATTGTTTGAGATGCGAATACAAAGACGCCGATAACGGAAATTGCACCGCTGCAGGCGGATTCTGTACGGCCGTTCCAGCAGCGTATTGCCCGTTGCTGCGGCAGTATTTAGGTACAGGGATGACACCGGAACAGGCGGCAAACGCCAAGACTATCATCGAATCCGCATTTGCGGAGGACACTTCGAAAGCTGAACGAATCAGAAAGCTGCTGGCCGCTGATAAGGAGGGCCGTGTCCTGATTCTGCCGTGCAAACGCGGGGACGGTATTTACATCTGCAGCGCTGGCCGCGCATGGAGATTCTGGGTGACCGATGTGAGTACGCTTAATGGGCGTACAGTGCTTAATGTGCAAGGATTCGGAACGATTGCAGCAGATGACGTCGGAAAAACAGCGTTTCTCAGCTTAGAAGAAGCCGAGCGGGCTTTGGAGGAACAGAAAAATGTCTAAGCCGAAAAAGCTGGGTATGCCAGCCGCCTACACCTCGAATGCCAGAGCTGATTTCCTGCGCCGCCCGAAAGCGGCAGAACGTCGGAAATGGACTGTCGCAAGCGATGATCGGCTGGAACGTATGGAGCAGAAACGTATTGAACGCAAAAAGGAGGGCTGTGAGCATGGTTGAAGTCCACTGGATGCAGCTTTTGCGTCTTTTCTTGCTCGGATTCTATCTTGGTTGGATTGTCTGCGGCTTCTACCGCGATGGGAGGTGAAAGTGATGAACGAAAGGCAAATCCTCGGTAGAGCAGTTTCCTTCTACGGCAGTGAGATTCAAAGAGTTGTTGCAATCGAGGAACTGAGCGAACTGCAAAAAGAGCTGTGTAAAAGTCTTAGAACAGGAGCCGACAGACCGCACATTGCCGAAGAAATTGCGGACGTGCAGATCATGCTGGAGCAGATGATGATGCTCTATGAATGCCACGAAGATGTTTCGATTTGGCGGAGTAAAAAGGTCGAGCGTCTGTATGAGCGGCTAATCCGCGACGGTGGAATGCGAGGTGCAGAATGCCAAGAACCGATGAATTGACCTGCCGATTTTGCGGCGCGGACAGCCGCTGCAAGATCGAAAAAGTGTGTATGCGAGCCAGAACACCGCCTATGTTTTGCGTCAGGTGCTATAATTGCGGTAGAGCGGGTACACCGAAAGGCACAAAGAAAACCGCAATCCGGGCTTGGAAAAAAGCAAAGTAACGATGGAAAGGGGCGGCGCACATGACTCTGGCGGAACTGAATGGACACCTTGACCTTGTCCAGCAGCTTCAGAAAACAGAAGAATTGATCCAGGGCTTGTGGGATGCTGCCGTTCCCGGCGCACAAAAGCTGGATGGAATGCCTCATGCTTCGGGTGTCAGCGACAAGGTTGGAATCCTCGGCGCTGAGATCGCGGATATGGAAACGCAGCGCGACGAGCTGAAAGAGCAGATCGCAAAGAGCGAGGAAACCGTCGCCGTCTGGATCGCCAGCATTGAAGACTGTATGACACGTATCATCTTCCGCTTGCGGTTTATCCGTGGAATGTCATGGCGCGAGGTGTCTCAGACCGTCGGAGGGCGCAATACAGAGGATTCTGTGCGGATGGTATGTTATCGTTACTTATGCGCTCAAAAGTCGTTCTGAGGGGTTGCAAGTCGTTTGTTGCTTTTCGTTTGACAATCTGATATGGTTATACTCGCAAATCCTAAATCAAGCCGGGCGGCGCTCCTGATCGGGGGCGCTGCTCATTTTATTCGGAAGGAGGGCTTGCCTCCACGATGCTCCTTGCGTGGAGGATGGCTCGGACCTGCGGCGTATCGCCAACGCTGCCGGCTGCGGGTACATCGAAAAAAGGAGGAAACCCTATGTTGCTCACATGAGCGGCGCGGGGTCAGCAGCAATGATCTATTTGCAAAACAACGTATTCGATGAAGCATTGGAGCGGCTGCGGATGATCTTCGACGGCCACGACGATGTGATCGTCAGTATGTCTGGCGGCAAAGACAGTACCGTCCTGTTCCGCATGGCGCTTATGGTTGCGCAGGAGCGCGGCCGTCTGCCGCTCAAGGTGTTCTGGCTCGATCAGGAAGCCGAGTGGCAAGCAACGGTGGACTATATGCAGCACATCATGGAGCTGCCAGAAGTCACGCCGTACTGGTATCAGATCCCCTTTGAATTCACAAACACGCTCTCCCCGGAGAAGAATTTCATCAGTGTTTGGAATCCGGAGGACAAAGCGATCTGGATTCACCAGCAGCACCCGCTCTCCATCAAGGAAAACCCCAGCAGCGAAAACCGATTTCATGAGCTTGTCAACGTCCTCCCGTCCTACTGCACCGATTCTGAGAATTGTGCCGTGCTGGTGGGTATGCGCATGACGGAAAGCCTGAACCGGCGCGTTGCCATCACGCAGCATGAGGCTCGATACAAAGGCGTGACGTGGTGCAAGAAGAAAGTCGGCAAGTGTCAGGTGTTCTGGCCGATCTACGATTTCACCAACGATGACATCTGGACAGCCATTGCCCGGAATCACTGGGCATACAATCGTGTCTACGATCTGCAATACCAGTGGGGCTTGGCCAAGGAGGCCATGCGCGTCTCGGCGCTCATCCATGAAACTGCCTGGCACTCAATCGAAATGCTGCAGGAGTTTGAACCGGACACCTACAACAAATTCATCCGTCGCGTATCTGGCGTCGGCACATTCGCCCATACCTTCGACAGCGGCGATATTATTCCGCGCCAGCTCCCGTTTGCGTTCAAGTCGTGGCAGGAATACCGCGACTACCTGCTTGTCAATATCGTGAAGCCCGAATATCACGAGCTGTTCCGGAACCGTTGGAAGAATCAGACCGGCGACGAATGGTATCGCGTCCACGTCAAAGAGATCGTCCTGAATGATATTGACGGCACAAACAACGCAAATGCCCGCTCCCGTTTCCGTATCCGGGAAAAGGCGCCTACCTACCGCAAACGCGACGCCGCGCAGTTTGAGCAATATATGGGCAGCAAGAAATGATTTCAGATCAGCCCATTCATCAGGTCGAGTGGATACCCATTGAAAAGGTCCACGCAAACGACTACAACCCCAACAGTGTTGCCACGCAGGAGATGAAGCTGCTTTATCGCTCCGTCAAAGCGGACGGCTACACACAGCCCGTCGTTACCATCTACGACGAGAAGAAAGACCGCTATGTCATCGTCGACGGCTTCCACCGATACAGCATCATGCGCAGATTCAAAGACATCTACGCTTCATGCGAGGGGAAGCTGCCCTGTGTCGTGCTTCATGGCAAGACCATGAACGACCTCATGGCCTCGACCGTTCGGCACAACCGCGCCAGAGGCAAGCACTCCATCAACGGTATGTCCAATATCGTCATGGAAATGCTGATGAACGGCGCAACCGACCTGCAGGTCTGCAATGAGCTTGGCTTAGAGCCGGAGGAGCTGGTGCGCCTCAAGCACATCACCGGCTATGCGAAGCTCTACGAAAACAATTCATTCACACGCGCTGCAATCTCCGAGAATCAGGCGCGTCAGCTTCAGAAGTATCGAAAGGAGGCTGGCACTGATGGAGATTGTTAATCAGATCGTGATGAAGAAGATCTCCGAGGTCAAGCCCTATGTCCGCAATCCTCGGAAGAACGATAAGACCGTCAACCTGCTTGTTGAGATCATCCCAAAGGTCGGCTTCAATGTGCCGCTTGTCATCGACCGCAACGGCGTTATTGTCAAAGGCCACGCCCGATATGCTGCTGCCATTCGGCTCGGCATGGAGGAAGTGCCATGTGTCGTGACAGACGCAGACGAAGAAACGATCAAGCTCGACCGCCTGGCAGACAACCGTATTTCTGAATTCTCCGAGTGGATCAACGATGAGCTGCTCCACGAGATTGATATGCTCAACCTTGACTTCGACTTCGACCTCGAATCCCTCGGCTTCCCAGCTCCCAGCGACGATTTTGACGCCGACGCTCTTTTTGATGATGGGGTGGCCGGTGAATCTGAAGAAGAACGCCGTGCCAGATACCAAGCCTATCTGGATAACGCCGCAAAGGAAGAAGCACAGAATGTTGCAATCACCACGCAGGAGCAGGTAGACCGCGCCAAAGCGTCCGCTCTGAGCGTAGCCGAGAAGCCGCCCAAGTATGCCAAGGTCGTTTGTGAGCATTGCGGCCACGTCATGTTCATCAAGGAGGGCGATGCAGTTTTCTCCGTAGAACAATCGTAGCCACCGGTAATTATTCATAAGGGCTGGGTGGGTATGCAGCCAATCCCCTGTCAAATCCGTACCGATGTGAGGCGATAAACGATGCAAGAACAAGAGAAGATTCCTGTCTGGGTGCAGATCGTCAATGGAAAGACGGTGTGCATCTGCCATCGAGGGCGCAAAGGCTGCAAGAAGCCCTGCGAGAAGGACGTTGTCACGCGCGATAAGTTTGCTGGGTGGCAGGGTATCATGCGTCGTGATCGATTCGGCCGCTGAAAAGGTACTGTCGGGAGGGGGCGGCATCTGTTGCGGGCTCGACGACCCCATTTTTCGCCTAGTTAGTTTCCTGTTTTTCTGGTAATTTCGTTACGATTACCGCTGGAATATGTGCTGGTATCGAGGCAGATACCGCGCATTTTTCATACCACGGCGCGGGTGAGGCATACCGCGCCGACCTCCTAATGTTCATATGGTCACATCGGGGTAAGGACCACGCCCGTGCAGCACGGGTGCCGCGGTGGAATTCCGCTGAGCCCCATCAGAAAAAGCGTGAAAGGAGTTTGCTATATGGCTGAAACGAGAATCAAGATCGATGCCGAAGCTGAAATCAGCACGACAGAGCTGGCCGCGATCCTCGGCGTGACGGCGCGGCGTGTGCAGCAGATGGCGCAGGACGGCACGATTATTCCCGTCAGGCGCGGCTACTTCCAGCTCGGCGACGCTGTTCAGCGATATATCAATTTCCTTTCCAAGCCGCAGATCAGCGAAGCCGAGCAGAAGCTGGAAACAGCGAAGCGGCAGTCCGAAGCGCAGCTCAAGCGCTCCAAAGCTCAGCTTGCGAAGATGGAGGTCGAGGAGCTGAAAGGCAAGCTGCACCGCTCGGAAGATGTGGAGGGCTTCACGGAAGATCTAATTTACACCATCCGCGCTGCGCTGCTGTCGCTTCCGGGGCGGCTGTCGGTTGACGTCACCGCCGCGCAAAGCCCGGCTGAGGCTGCCGAGATCATCCGCAAGGAAGTCCATAAGGTCATGCGCGAGCTGGCTGCGTATCACTACGACCCTGAGAAATACGCCGAGAAAGTAAACGAGCGGCGCGACTGGAGCAATGCGGGGCGCAGCTATGACGAAGAATGAGGCAGCGGCCGATGCGCTGAAAAAAGCCGAAGCCGAACGCCAAGCCAAACGGCGCGGCGCGGCACGTCTGAACAAGGCCATGCGCAAGGTGCTGGCTGGCATGACGCCGCCTGATGACCTTACCGTCACCCAATGGGCAGAAGCCAAACGCCGCCTCTCTGCTGAGAGCGCAGCCGAGCCCGGCCCGTGGCGTACAGAGCGCACGCCCTATCTGCGCGAGCCGATGGACGCTTTTACGGACCCAAAGGTTCGGCACATCGTCATGGTGGCCGCATCGCAGGTCGGCAAGTCCGAGTTTCTGAATAACTGCATCGGCTACATCATTGACGAGGACCCCGGCTCTATTCTGTTCATTCATCCCACAACCATTGACGCGCAGGAGTATTCCAAGCTCCGTATCGCGCCGATGCTGCGCGACAGTCCGGCTCTGCGGCAGAAGATCGCCGCGCCGAAAAGCCGCGACTCTCACAATACGATTCTCCAAAAGGCCTATCCGGGCGGCATCCTTACGATGTGCGGCTCGACCGAGGCACACGCGCTGGCATCAAAGCCTATCCGCTATGTGTTCGGCGACGAACGCGACCGATGGGCAACGAGCGCCGGCAATGAGGGCGATCCGTGGGATCTGGCAATGGCCAGGCAGACCACGTTCTATAATGCGAAGGCCGTCGAAGTATCAACTACGACGATCAAAAATGCCAGCGCCATCGAAGCTGCCTACTACACAGGCACGATGGAGCGGTGGAACTCCAAATGCCCGCATTGCGGCGAGTACCACGAAATCCGCTGGTCTGATATTCGCTTTGAGTACGACGAAATCATCGTCTCTCACAAGAAGACCTACAAGGTCAAGAAGGTGTACTACACCTGCCCCGGCTGCGGCTGCATTTCCACGGAAGCGGAGATGAAACGCGCCCCGGCAAAATGGATTGCCGAGAATCCGGAAGCCTACGGCCAAGGAACCCGTTCTTTCTGGCTGAACGCTTTCGTCAGCCAGTGGGCTTCGTGGGAATCTATCGTCCTGAAATATCTCAATGCGCTTGGCAGCACGAAAAAGATGCAGGTCGTTTTCAACACCTGCTTCGGTGAGCCGTGGGAAGACCGCGGCGACATTGAAGATGAGGATTCGCTGCTTGCTCGCCGCGAGGACTACGGCAAGGACAAAAACGGCGAGCCGGTCGAGCTGCCGCCGGGCGTCCTCGTTTTGACGGCTGGCGTTGATACGCAGGATGACCGCATGGAGTATGAGATCGTCGGGCACGGGTTCTTCGGCGAAACATGGGGCATTGAAAAAGGAATCGTCATGGGGCGCCCGGATGATGACGCCACATGGAACAAACTCGATGAAGTTGTGTTCGACCGTGTGATGCGTTTTGAGAACGGCGTCGGCCTGCGGGTGTCTATGTCCTTCGTGGATGAGGGCGGTCACTTCACGCAGAGCGTCCGCCTGAATTGCCGCGCCAGAGTCAGCAAGAAGGTATTCTGCATCAAGGGCATGCCCGGACAGGATAAGCCGTATATTTCACCTCCAAAAAAGCAGAAGATCATCGTCAATCAGATCGCGGTCGGCACCTGCTGGCAATATCAGCTTGGCGTTGATTCCGGGAAGGAGATTATCATGGACAACCTGCGTGTGCAGACACCCGGGCAAAAATACTGTCATTTCCCGAAACGCGACGATTATGGCAGCGCCTATTTTACAGGGCTGCTGTCTGAAACAAAGGTCTATGACCCGAACAAGAAGCAGCCGTGGCAGTGGAAGAAGATCCCCGGTCACGAGCGAAACGAGGCGCTGGACTGCCGGAACTACGCGCTGGCTGCGTTCAAGGCTCTGCCAAAGAATCTTGATGAAATTGACCGCCAACTGAAAGCAGCTTCCGGCGCTCGTATTCCTGCCCCGCCATCGGCAAGCATCACGCCGCCGACACGCCGGACAGCGCAGCACAGCAGGCAAAAATACTACGACGATTGGTAAGGAGCGTGTTCTATGGCAAGCAGAATCATCATTGAGAAGCGGCTCGCGTTCCGCGAAGCGGCGCTCGAAAAGCTCTACGACGCATACACGGCGCTGGTTGAGGGCGGCGTGAAGTCCTATATGATTGACGACCGGCAGCTCACTCGGTTTGATCTTCCGGCACTGTCCGAGGAAATCACGCAGATGGAGAACGAGATCGATCAACTGACCTCGGAGCTGAACGGCGGCAAACGCCGCAAGGCATTCGGCGTGATTCCCCGCGATTGGTGACCTTTTTCGTGAGGTCACGAAAATGATAACAGCAATTCGCCCGAGAGGGCTTTTGCACGGACAGTCTGGCGGAGTTTTCTCCTTTCGCCGCCAGAGTGTCCGTTTTCTATTTCACAGGAGGCGAAAGCATTGAGCGAAAAAGTAACTGTCCGGCGTGTATCGGCAAGGGGCTACAGCGAAGCTGGCGCCAGTACGACAAAAAGAGCGATGCGGGGCTTCACGCCGTCGAGCGGATCGCCGCAGGAGGACATCAATCAGAACAACTGTACGCTTCGGCAGCGGAGCCGAATGCTTTATATGGCTGCACCTGTGGCAACGAGTGCAATCAACACCAACCGAACAAAGGTCGTCGGTACGGGCTTGAGTCTGAAATCGTCCATTGACCGCGACGTACTTGGAATGACACCGGAAGCAGCGAAGTTGTGGCAGCGCACAACAGAAGCAGAATTCTGCGTATGGGCCTCGAAGCCGCAGAACTGCGATGCAATCGGCTTAAACAACTTTGCTGGGTTGCAGCAACAGGCATTGACGGCGTGGCTGATGTCTGGCGACGTCTTTGCTCTGTTCAAACGATATGAGCCAACAGCTTTGAATCCGTATTCTCTGCGCGTCCACCTGTTGGAAGCAGATCGCATTTGCACACCAGATGAATATGGCGGCTTTTCTCTCCTGAATCTGTCAGCCGGTGAAATCCCAAGCGGAAAGCCGGGCGCGGGGCATAAGGTCTACGATGGCGTAGAGATTGACGGCAATGGTCGTGTGCTGGCGTACCACGTCTGCAATACTTACCCGCTGTTTACGAATCTGGAAGAGAAGCGCGAATGGACGCGCGTACTTGCCTACGGCACGCACACAGGGCTTCCGAATATTCTGCACATTATGATGTCCGAGCGGCCAGATCAGTACCGCGGCGTCCCGTATCTGGCGCAGGTCATTGAGCCGCTGCTGCAGCTTCGCCGCTACACGGAATCGGAGCTGATGGCGGCGCTGGTGCAGAGCTTCTTCACGGCGTGGATTGAGACGGAAACCGATCAGTCCGGTACGCCCTTCAACGAGGTCGGCGCGGGCGACATTACCGGCGTTCCGACCGACAATCCCGACGGCTCCGGTGCGAACAACATTTCCGCCGACCTCAACGAGTACGAAATGGGGCCGGGTACAGTAGCACACCTCGCTCCCGGCGAGAAAGTCGTCTTCGGCAATCCGAATATCCCCACGGCGGGCTTTGAGGTCTTTGTCAAGGCAATCTGCCGCATGATTGGCGCGGCTCTGGAAATCCCTTATGATGTGCTGCTTAAAGAGTTTGACAGTTCCTATTCTGCCAGCCGAGGCGCATTGCTGGAAGCATGGGAAGCATTCAAAATGCGCAGGACGTGGCTGGTCGACCGATTCTGCCAGCCTGTATATGAGACATGGCTTGCAGAAGCCGTAGCCCGTGGCCGCATCAAAGCTCCTGGCTTTTTTGATGACCCGCTTGTCCGCACGGCATGGTGCAGCGCCCGGTGGATTGGACCGGTGCAGGGCCAGCTAGACCCAAAGAAGGAGGCAGAAGCGGCAATCGCATTGACAACCTGTGGTGTAAAGACCCACGAGCAGATCACCCGCGAGTTGGGCGGCGGCGACTGGGAGGAAAATGCGGAGCAGTTAAAGCTCGAAAACGAGCTGCTGAAAGCCGCTGGAAGCACGGCACACCAAAAAGAGGATGCAATTTCCGAAAGCAACATGAGAAAGGACGGCGAAGGCAATGCCTAAATTCAACATCAAGCGTAAGTTTTATGCGCTGGCAAGCACGGACGGCGAAAATGCCGAAATCCAGATGTACGGCGACGTTGTGGAAAAGTGGCCGACAGACTGGTGGACAGGCGAAAAGAAGGAAGGCAGCTACATTGCGCAGGACGAGTTCTTAAAGGACCTTGCAGCAGTGGAAGGCTGCAAAAACGTGACGATTCGGCTGAACAGCTACGGCGGTGACGCAGTTGTCGGCATTGTGATTCATAACCGGCTGCGCGAGATTGCGGCGAAGGGGACGCACCTGTCCTGCATTGTGGACGGTGTGGCCATGAGCGCGGGAAGCGTCATCATGTGCGCCTGCGATACGGTCAAGGTCAACCCGTCCTCTCTCGTGATGATTCACAAAGGCTGGTCGTTCCTGTTTGGCGGATACAACGCTGATGATCTGCGAAAGAGCGCCGAAGCGATGGACGCTTATGACACGGCAATGGTCAGCATCTACAAGCGCAAAAGCGGCATGAGCGATACAGTTATCAGTCATATGATGAGCGACGAAACCTATATGACCGGCAAGGAAGCTGTGGAAAAAGGCTTTGCTGACGAGGTCATCGAGGACTCCGAGCCGGTTCAGATTGCGGCGAGTGCGAACGGCCGCACGCTCTTTGTGGGCGGGCGCGCAATGCACCTCTGCCCCGGTATGACGCTGCCGAAAAATATCCCTACGGTCACACCCGACGCGAAAGCGTCGGCTGCGATAGAAGAAAATCAGCCTGTGGTCACAGGCGGTGAAAAAGGAGGAAATTCCATGACCAAGGAAGAACTCCGGGCACAGTACCCGGAACTGGTTGCTGAGGTGGAAGCGGACGCACGTGCGGTCGTTGATACCAATGCCGCCGTCACCGAAGCGGTGCAGGCTGAGGAGCGCCGTATGCAGCAGATCGACGAGGTATCCGCTCTGTTCAGCGATGAGCTGGTGCAGGAAGCCAAGTACGGCGCGAAGAAATGCTCCGCGCAGGAGCTTGCCTATCGTGCTGCACAGGCTGCTGCAAAGCAGGGGCGCAGTTTCCTCGCCAATCTGGACAAGGATTCCGAGGAATCTGGTGCAGGGAGCGTCGGTGCAGCACCCGGCGCAGGTGCGGATGGCGAGGGCGGCGAGAAGGACGAAAGCAGTCCGAAAGCCATCGAGGCAGCGGCGAAAGCTGCTGTTGCAGCCTTTATGAAGAAGAAGGAGGGCAAGTAAGCCATGAACAAGAATCTTGTACGCCCGATCAGCAGCTGCACAGTCGATAACCTGATCGCAAAGCTGTCCCCGGCAGCAGAAGCGTTCGGCATCACCATCCGCAAGGAAGGCAGCGCAGAAACAACCTACAAGCGTGGCACGATCCTCGCCATGTCCAGCCGCGACGGTAAGTGCGTCATCCTTGGCACGACCGCGCAGGCGGCCGTAACTGGCGATTCGCCGGTAGCCGCCGAGGTATTGACGCCGTACTGTGTGCTTGCAGACGATGTGACCGTCGGTAAGACGGCGGACGCTGTCGCCGTCGCTTATCGCTGCGGCAACTTCAACCGCTCTGCTGTGATCGTAAAGTCTGGTCACACGCTGTCTGCTGACGACGAGGATGCGCTGCGCCACTACAACATCATCCTCACCGACGTGATGTAAGGAGGGCACTGAAACTATGGATATTTACAGCACTTATTTCATGCTCGCAGCGGTGCGCGAAGTTCCGTTGGAGCAGTCGTTCTTCAAAAACCGTTACTTCCCGACCGACAACGCGATGGACATCTTCGGCACCTCCCGTGTCCTTGCGGACTACAAGGAAGAAAAGCAGAAGCGAGCGCCCTTCGTGCTGCCGCGCATTGGCTCCATTCCCGGCACCCGTGACGGCTTCAGCACGGCAGAACTCGAACCGGCGAACATTGCCGTTTCCATGCCTCTGACGCTTGACCAGCTTCAGAACCGCGGCTTCGGCGAATCCCTGCTCTCTCAGGCGACTCCCGCCGAGCGTGAACGCCACTTCCTTGTGAGCGATCTGGCAGAGCTTTCTGCTCGAATTTCCCGTTCTGAAGAATTGCTCGCCGTCAACACCATTCTGAACAACGGCACGACCATGCGCCACCGCACCGACCGTGCCGATGTCTACGAAGACATCGGCGTTCAGTTCTATGACGGCACAAACAATCCGACGCAGTTCACACCGTCCGCCAAGTGGACGCACAGCACCTACGCCGACGGCAAGTGGACCCCCGGCAGTTGGTATGACGATATTTGTGCCATGATTCACGAGCTGACGCAGAGCGGCCGCCCTGCGCGTGAAATTGTCGTGGCGCAGGACGTCGGCGACTTCCTGATGGAAGACGGCTGGATTCTTGCCATGCTGGACAACCGCCGTGCGGAAATGGGACGCATCAACCCGACCGAGCTGACCGAATTCGTCTATCAGATTGGCTCGTTCAACTTCAAGGGCCGCGTGATGCCCATCCTTGTGTCGGATGGCACCTACGTCGGCGACAGCGGCAGCGATGTAGCCTATGTACCTGATGGCACGGTCATCGTTATCGCGCCCAATGTCGGACGCGGCCTGTACGGCGCCGTGACGCAGATGGAAACGGACGGCCACTTCCATACTTACGCCGGTAAGCGCGTCCCCCAGCATATCTTCACCATCCGTCCGCCTGCGCGCGAGACGCAGCTTTCCTGCCGTCCGCTGTTCGTGCCGAACCGCAGCAATCCGTGGCGTGTGGCGAAGAACGTCCTCGCCTGAGGAGGGAACGGCGTATGGTAAGAATGATTTCTGGCGCTACCCGCATCGGCAAGCGCGTATATACTCCGGACGACGGCTTCTTTGAAGCCGCACCGGAGGTCGAGCAGCGTCTTGTTGCGCTCGGCGTCGCAGCGATCGTCCGTGAAGTAGACGAAGCGCCTGTTGCAAGCGCCAGCACGGGCAGGAACGATGCAGCCCCCTGCGCCGATATGCCCAACAAAGAAAACGGCGCAGAGAGCGACGCAGAAGCCCATCTCGACACGGAGCAGTTGCAGGAAATGACGGTGGCGCAGCTCAAGGAACTTGCTGCCGAGCTTGGCATCGAAACGGCGAAGCTCCGCAAGAAAGATGATCTGATTGCGGCAATCGTCGCCGTTCCCGTTGAGCCGGGTGAAGAAATCGGCGAGGGCGATCTTCCTGATCTGAGCGCCGCTGCACCGGTGGTATGAGCAGGTTCAAGGATATGGTAGAGCGCGACAACGCGCGCACCTTTATGAACATCGACGAGTTTGCAGAGAAGCGGATCGTGGTCTATGACGGTGTTGAATACAGCGGCGAAGATCACGCCGGTATTCCTGTTGTGTTATCCGGGCTGAAAGAAAAAGACCGCCGCCAGCTTATGAGCGATCATATTCAGGGGCTGTTCCTCGTTTCGTCCGTGCTGCATTGCAGGATTCAGGATCTCGGCGGCAACCAACCGGAAAAAGGGACGCGCATGGAGATCAGCGATCCCGATGACGCTACCTTCTTCCGACGCTTCTACGTCGCCTCGTCGGTCTGCGAGCTGGGCCTGCTTCGCGTAGAACTGGAGGCGTTTGACGAATGAATAAGGGATTTGCTCCGTACACAGCAAGTTTCCAGGCGCGCGTTGAAATTGTTTCTCCAGAGCTACTTCACAATGCAGAACAGCAACTTGCAGATATTCCGGGTGGCATTGAAATTGCGATGAAGCGAGCAATGAACCGCGCGACAGCGCACCTTCGGACGCAAAGCACCAGAGAAATCCGTAAGCGGTACGATATAGCCAGAAAGGATATTCGCGCTGAGCAGAACATTACGACAAGCTATCGGTATTTCAACGGGGTTGAAGCGAAAATTTCCTTTCGCGGCAAAAAGATTCCGCTTTGGCGTTATGGCGGCTCATCTCCCAGCAAACCGACCGTCAACACGGAAAAGACCGTCATGGCAATCGTCAACGGCAATCTGCGCCCGGTTCATCCGGGCATTGCCGCGACCGGCCATCAGTTTCTTTCGACCGCGCCGACTACGTTCTCTCGCGCATTTGTCGCGCAGATGCAGTCTGGTCACATCGGCATCTTCGAGCGCACCGGCGGCAGAACTGCCACAGGCGATGCCGAGATCAAGGAGATCATGGGTTCTTCTGTTCCGCAGATGCTCGGTGGCGATGAGGTGAAAGAGCGCCTCGGTGAACAGGCGATGAGCAAGTTCGAGGAGCGACTGATGCATGAGGTGGATGCGATAGTGAAAGGATGGGTGTCTGTATGACACGACTGAATTTACTGGACGCGCTTACGAGCTTCACGAATGAGGTCATGCGCGAAATTCTTCTTCCCGTGCGGCGGCAGAAGGGCGACGAGGAAGAACCTGCCGAGCGCCCGCTGGTCTACCGCCAGCGTCTGCCCGATGTCAAATCCGCGACCTCGAAAGCGCCGTACATTCTGCATCAGATCGTCACTGGCGAAGATGAGCAGAAGCCCGGCGAGCCGACGGACAGCAGCGTTGAGGTCCGCTCTCTTTTCTGCGTGTACGGTGAAGACGATCAGGAAGGTGCGCTGCGGCTGCTTACGACGGTCGAGCATTTCCGTCAAGAGCTTCTGATGCACGGCGTAATCGCCAAGCAGTTTGCGCTGGATCTTTCACAGAAGCTGTCCACACTCTACTACACCGACAACACCGCACCGTACTTCTGCGCGGAGCTGGTGTCGGTATGGAAAATCCCCAGTGTCAACAGGGAGGCATTTGCATGGTAAAAGCCAAAGGCAAGGCCGGTGCGAAAAGCGCCGGCTTTTGTATGTACATCGGGCCGAGCATCGTCGGCACGATCCAGCAGGCGCGTATCCTGTACGGTGACAAGCAGGACGCGCTCGCGCAGATCTCGGCAGCGGTTGAGAAATATCCGCTGATTGCCACGCTGGTTATTCCCGGCGATCAGGTGTCCGAGGCAAGAATCAAAGTCAAAACACCCGGTAATCTGCTCTACGTGAATTATCACAAGCTGGCAGACCGGAGAAAGAAGGAGGAGTAACCATTGAAGCATGGCGTATATGTGCGGGAGCAGAAAACGAGCGTTTCGACGCCCGTTGTCGCTGAATCCGGTGTGCCGTTCGTTGTCGGCACAGCACCGGTTCACTCCGCAGAATCCCCGGCCGCGCTCTTTACCCCGGTGCTTTGCACCGACTGGGAAGACGCGGTAAAGAAGCTGGGCTATTCCGACGACTGGAAGACCTACACGATCTGCGAAGTCATGTACTCGCATTTCAAGCTGTTCCAGCGTCAGCCAATCATCTTCTGCAACGTGCTTGATCCGAGCACCAACAAGGAGGCCGTCGCGGGCGCGGAAGTCACCCTTTCCGGCAAGCAGGCAAAGCTGCCGTTCGACGCGATCCTGTCCAGTCTCGTTGTCAAGACGGCATCTTCGTCCGAATCGCCGCTTGTCAAAGACACGGACTATGCCGCGTACTACTCGGACGGCAACCTTATCGTCGAGACGATCGAGGACGGCGCAGCCAAGGACGCGACCAAACTCTTTATCAGCTACGACAAGGTCAAGACGACTGAAATCGGCGACGATGATATTGTCAAGGGCATCGAGGCGATTGACCTCTGCATGGCAACCGTCAGCATCACGCCCGACCTCATCATCGCGCCCGGATGGTCGCATACCAGCACGGTGCAGGCCGTCATGGCGGCGAAGGCCGAAGTCATCAACGGCATTCTCGGCGCAAAGTCCATCTGCGATATTGACTGCTCCGCCAGCGGCGCACGCAGCTATGACGCCGTCGCCGCGAAGAAGTCCGCGACGAACCTGATCGACCCGGCTCAGATTGCAGTCTGGCCGCAGGTGAAGCTCGGCAGCAAGCAGTTCCATCTCTCCGCCCAGCTCGCGGGCCTGATGGCGAAGGTGGACAGCGGCAACGACGGTGTGCCGTATGAATCGCCCTCTAATAAGGCCCTCCAGTGCGACGGCGCTTGCCTGGAAGACGGCACAGACGTCACCCTCACGCTGGAGCAGGCGAACATTCTGAACGCCAACGGCATTTGCACGGCGCTCAAGTTTATGAATGGCTTCGTGGCGTGGGGCAACTACACCGCCTGCTACCCCAGCAACACCGACATCAAGGACTATTTCATCCCGATCAGCAGAATGTTCAAGTGGGTCGGCAACTCCCTCATCAAGACGTTCTGGTCGAAGACGGACAGCCCCATGAACCGGCGCCTGCTGGACAACATCAAGGATTCCGCGAACAACTGGCTCGCAGGGCTTGTGGGCAGCGAGTATCTGCTCGGCGCCCGCGTTGAGATCCTCGACTCCGAGAATCCCATGACGGACCTCATGGCCGGTATCGTGAGAATCCACATCTACATGACGCCGCCCAGCCCTGCACAGGAGATCGACTTCGTACTCGAATACGACACCGATTACGTGCAGAGCGCGTTGGCGTGACGAAGGAGGACTGAACAATGGGAATGGTAGATCAGGCCGTAATCAACTTTGCCTGCTACGAAGACGCCAAAGACTTCCTCGGTCTGGCTTCCGTGACGCTGCCCGATGTTGATTTCATTGTTGCGACCGTCTCCGGTGCTGGCATTGCCGGCAACGTGGAGGCGCCGATCATCGGCCATATGAACGCCATGACCGCGCAGCTCAAATTCCGCACCTTCAGCGCTGAGAGCCTGAAGCTGCTGGAGCCGCGCGAACACAACATCGACCTGCGCGCGCCGCAGCAGGTGTACGACCCGATTGCGGGCGTTTACAAGACGCAGTCCGTCAAGCACGTCCTCGTGCTTGTTCCGAAGACGCTGTCGAACGGCAATATCGCCCCGGCGTCTCCCACGGACGGCTCTGGCAGCTACGCCGTGCGCCGCTGGGTGACGTACATCGATGACGCGAAGGTCATGGAGCTTGACCCGTACAACTACATCTGCGAGGTGAACGGTGTCGACTATCTTTCCGACACCCGCAAGGCCCTCGGCAAATCGTAAATCTTTGGGGCGGCGCGCGATGCGTCGCCCCACCACTCTTGAAAGGAGCTATGAATCATGGAAAACAAGAATATTCAGAAAACGACCGCAGAGGAAAGCAGTGACATCTTCGCTGTTGCGGAAGATCAGGATAAGAAAAACGCCGCAATCGACTATGCGGCATTTGTGATGCAGCTTGCAAGGCCGCTCGTTCACGATGAAAAAACCTACACGGAGCTGACCTTCAACTTTGAAGATCTCAGCGGAAATGACTCCCTTGCGATTGAGCGGGAGCTGCAAATGCTCGGGCATACGGTGATCGTTGCGAACTTTGACAGCGAGTACCTTATCCGTGTTTGCGTCAAGGCGTGCACCGAGAAACTTGGTCTTGACGCGCTTGGCAAGCTCAGCATCCGCGATTTCAACCGTCTGCGGAACACCGTAAGAGGTTTTTTATCGCGCAAGGAGTGATCGTCGGAGATGGCGGCGTATGGCTTCGCAGGCAATGCCTCGCCATGGCCCGGACGAACAACACTCCGGTAGATTTCTGGTTATCTCTACGTCTCGGCGAATTTTCGCAATGGGTGAAAGCCTCTAATGCGCTGATTGCCGAGGAAATGGAGAAGCGAAAACAAAAACGCAAGTGAAAGTGAGGCGGAGATATTGGCATCGCGGAAAGAATATGAGATGCTATTTGCGCTTGAAGCGCAGCTTGGCCGCGAGTTTCGCACGACCTTTGCAAAGGCCCGCGGCGAGCTCGGCGACACGGCCGATAGTGCAGAATCTTTCGGCAGCCGCGCGACACAGGCCGTGGACGCGGTGTCGAGCGTTCTTGCTGCGGCTGGTATCTCCGCTGCGCTTAAAGAAATAAAGGAAGGCTTTGACGAGTGTGTGCAGGCGTCGATGGATTTCGAGTCTGCCATCACCGGCGTCGCCAAAACGACAGACCTGACAGACGAAGAACTGGCAGATATGTCGGACGCAATTAAAGCCATGTCCACGGAGATCCCGGCATCTACGACCGAGATCGCCGCCGTCGCTGAATCTGCTGGCCAGCTTGGCATTCAGAAAGACGCGCTGCTCGATTTTACGCGCGTTATGACAATGCTCGGCACAGCGACGAACATGACAGCCGAAGATGCCGCAACCGCCCTCGCGCGGTTCGCGAACATTACAGGCATGTCCGCAGACAATTATGATCGTCTCGGCGCCGTGATCGTTGATCTTGGCAATAACTTTGCAACGACCGAATCTGAGATCACGCAGATGGGTACGCGCCTTGCCTCTGGCGGCAAGCTGGCCGGTCTGACGGAACCTCAGATCATGGCGCTTGCCGCAGCAATGTCCTCCGTCGGCATCGAGGCCGAAGCTGGCGGCACGGCCATGACGCAGACGCTCAATGCCATCGAAAAGGCTGTTGCAACCGGCGAAGATTCTTTACAGAGCTTCGCAGATGTTGCAGGAATGTCTGCGGATTCGTTCGCGGAAATGTGGAATACGGACGCGCTGGGCGCTCTGACAGCGTTTATCCGCGGGCTTGGCAATCTGGACGAACAGGGCGAAAGCGCTGTTCTAGTGCTGGAAGACCTCGGCCTTACCGGCATTCGCCAGAGCAATATGCTCAAATCCCTCGCTCTGGCAGCAGACCAGATGGACAGCGCCGTACAGACGGCAAATACCGCGTGGGATGAGAATATCGCTCTGACGAACGAAGCCAACAAGCGATACGCCACCACGCAATCCAAGCTGGATATGATGCAGAACGCCTACAACAACCTCAAGGTTGCCG